GTATAATCTTTTTCATTAATATTTCTATTAATTTGATCCTGTAGTAATGGGATATATTTTTCTCTAAGATAACCTACAACGCCCTGTTGATGTGCTTGAGCCAGTTTATTGTTTTCTAAATGAGAAATACTTTGAGCTATACCAGCATTATACTTAGCTCTTGCAGCCATGATCGGCTCAGTACGCATAAAAGATGTAGCTTTTTTCTGGGCATTTGTCTGTGCGAAAGAACCAAGCAAAGCACCTCCTACTTGAAGATACTGTGCTTGTTTTGCTTTCTTTTGCGCCCTACGCGCTTGCCTATCTTGCTCATCAAGGCGTGTACGTTGCGCTGAAAGTAATGATTCTCCAAACTCTTCAATAGCCATTTACTGCTCCATACCTAGTAGACTTGGTTGTTCGGGCGGCGACTCTTGCGGAGGTGGCCTCATTTCTTGTAACCGTTGCTCTATAGCTTCTGGCAATGGTATTTCGTTTGACCTCTGGGCTTCTTGAAGTCTTTGAAGGATTTCATAGTTTTCGCTATTACCGTCAAGCTCTTCTTCTTCCCCAAGTTCACCGTCAATAGTAAAAGGAATATCTGCCCTTTCACACAAAGCCATAAGTATATATACTGTAGGTTCAATTAATAGTATTAATAAATCAGGATTAATTTTTCCTTCTTCATACATAGAGTATAATAGAACTTTAGCGATCTCCATAAGTGGAGCGCCCCCAGCAATAACCTCCATAAACTGCATATAGTTTTCTTCTTCAGTAATTTTTTCAAAGATAAACTCTGAAGCTTTATTGACAGAAGTAAGTTGTGGAGCTTTTTCAAAGGGCAGCGGAGTATCAGGATCATTAGCAAATGATTCCCCCGGCACTGACCTATTCATTCTTGCTTGAACAAAATCTGTATTAATTTGTGGCATACTCATTATTTATCTCCCATAACCTAATGCGCCCGGAAAACGCTGATTTGGACTTTGGAACAACATAGCTTGATTTAAGAAATCCATTGATACCGCCCCCGGCCCGTAGCTTCCAGCATTAAATAGTTGAGTCATATCAACAGATCCCACATCAAATTGCGGTAGTACATCTGCAACATACCCAGTACCCCTACGGCCCATTTCAATTTCTTCAGGAGTTGCAAAAGCACCTGCAACACTTTGCACCATAGGCAATCCTGTGCCTATAGGATCATCGAAGGCGCGTGATACACTTGATGACAGTCCTTCTCTAAGTCTGCCAACCCCTCTAGACAATAAAGACTCTTGATTAATGCCACTAACATCAGGTATACCAGTATCTACAGCATCCATAAACTTTGTTGGATCTGCAATACCACCTATCGGATCTGCCATAGTTGTTCCAATTTTATCTAAAGTTGTAGGGGTTGTAGGATCTAATAGATTAGTTGTCACATCAGGAACAGGTGTGCTTGTAGCAGCAAACAATCTGTCGCTGTCTTGTATTTGATTTATTAAATTAGTCGCTTCTGGAAAAGGATCAGCAGCACTTGTTACAGCAAATCCATTATTTTGAGTAGGTGTATGGTCAAAGTTTAAATTAACTTCTCCCGGTTTTAGCGTGTCTACTTTGCCAACATCGACACCGAAAGCATCTGTTGGGGCCACACCCGCCGCTGTCAACTTTCCATTTTCAATAACAGCGTTTACATCTGGAGCAATATTACCAAAGTCTAAGTTTAATGTACGACCAGAAAGATCAGCACCCGGAGCCGTAAAATCAATATTAGGATTTAATTTTTGTAAAGACTCTACAGACAAACCTGTTGTACTGCTTAGTTTATCCATAGTCATTCCCGGCTTCAGTGTAATGCTATCACGGAAAGGGTTTGCAATATTAGCTGCATCTACACGGATACCTTCCATTACACTATCAGCACCAAAAAAGTTTGCTTTAGCACTACTAATTTCTATACCCGGAATTTTATTTAATGCAGTTTTACCAAACTCCATCAAGCCACTTGTGACAGTTTTAAAAGCATTAACACCTGTTTGAACAAACCCATGAGCGCTCTTTAATACAGTGCCTACGCCTTTAACTACAGTCCCTAGTGCGCTTCCAGACAAACCCATAAACTTACCAGTAAGTCCTGCCATATTGCCTGCTAAACTTCCAAAGCCTTTCATTAAGGCTCCTCCTATCCCCGGAAGAATAAACATCATGGCTAACTGACCTACAATGCCAATCTTGCCCATAAACTTGCCAAACTTTTTAAAGCCTTTTTTAATTGCTCTACCAATCTTGCGAAAGACTTTGCCTATACCTTTAAATATTTTTTTAAAAAAACTCATTTAAGTACCACCTGTTATGCCCTTGATTAAATTAAAAAGACTAGTTACTGATTCAGAGTTTGTTTCTCCACTAGCCCCTGCTTCATTTGCAAGTGCCGTAGCATATAAAGTTGTTTTTCTTTGCTCTTCATTTTCATATGCTGTTCTTTGATATGTAGCTTCGTCCCTAAGAGTCTGCCATAAAAATGCCATCTCAGCAGAATCCATTTGGAAAGTCTGTTGAGCATTTAACATATTAGAAGCATTTTGTGCTGCGGTATCAATCGTGTTTGATTTTCTACGCCACTCAATATTAGACTGCTCTACTGCTTGAGCGTTTGCAGCATTCCATGTTTCTCGTTGCAAATCCATATTCTCATTAAACTGATCTGCATTTAACTTCATTGTAGCATTAGCCTTAGAAACATCCGTAGCTAACTGAGCATTAATAGCAGAAGCTCTATTCTGTTCACTAGCATTAAATTGTTTCATAGCATTGCTTTGACTAGCATTAAATTGACGCATTGCAGCTTCTGTAGAAGTTAAAAATTGATTTACTTGATTTTCAGAAGTAGCATTAAACTGCCTTGATGCATTTTCAGCGGCTTGATCAGATAGTATTCTTTGTTGTTTAGCTTGTTGATCGAACATAATTCCTTGTTGCTTATTACTTAAATTAGCCATATCCATTTGTAAAAAACTTTGAGCATTTGTAATTGCAACTTTTGTTCTTTGATCTACTGTTGCCATGTCTAAATTAGCCATAGCTGTAGCATTTTGAAGTGTAGCCTGTTGTCGATTATTTAAATCTGCCATTACTAAAGTCTGCATAGCTTTGCTATTTGCAAGCTCTACTTGTTGAGCAGCATTAAATTTAGTTAAGTCAACATTAGCAATCATTGTAGCATTTCTAATAGCTGTTTGTTGATCAACATTTAATTGGGCAACATTCATTTCTGCTGCTATACGACCTTGAGCTATATTTGTTTGAAGTTCAGAATTTAAATTAGCTAACTCAATTTTTTCTGCGTTAGACATTCTTTGTGACTCAGCTTGGTTTCTTGCTGATAAATTTGCAAGCCTCATCTGCTGGTCATTAGAAAGATTAGCAAGTTCCATTTGTTGTTTAAAACCTGCATTCTTTGAAAGAAAATCCGCAGCCGTTTGCATCTCTGCAAGCCTTCTTTGGTTTTCTGCGTTTTGATTTGCGCCTTCTGTAGCAGACTCAATTTGTAATTCAGCAAGCTCCATTTGTTGCTCATTACCAAGCTCTTGAGCATTTATAGCTTGTTGATTTTGAGATCGTAATAAAGCAGCCTGTTGTTGATTATTTAAATTTTGAGTTCTTGTTTGCTGCTGTTGTTGTGCAGAAAGAACAGTAGCTTGTTGATTAAAATTACTTTGCAATACGCCCATCTGTTGAGCCATTTGTGCAGTTTGGGAAGCAGCACCCTGACGGTTAGCTAAGTTAGCCATACGCCTCTGCATGTCTTGTGTAGACTGTGCAAGATTAGCCTGTTGCTGATTGCTTAGGTTTTGTGTAGCACGTTGCTGTAGCGCCTGTGCGTTGCTCTGAGCCATAGGAAGCGCACTCTGTATGATTGCATTAAACAGTGCGTCACGGCCTACAGTGGACGCTGAGAGGCCCCTCTGGGCAAGTTTTTGCTCAATAGCTGCTACGGCTGGTCTAGCCCATGCGGGTGTCTCCCCATCTTCAAGACCACCTAACAAAGACTCCATTTGAGAAGACACAAGAGCTTCTGTAGGTAAGGCCGCAATAGCTGCACGTACTTCTACAGGTTGCTCATCTAGTTGAGCTTCTACACTTGCAGGATCTTCTACTACTGCGGCTGTAATATCAGGAGGTAGATTACCTACAGCGGCGACCATATCTGCGGCTGCACCTTTAGCGGCTGTACCTGTCACTGCTCGACGCTTAGCAGCCTCATAGCCTACAGTTTGATCAATCATAGCAGCGGTGCCATCATCGGCTTCTGTGCCTACAATGTCCCTACGTGTTGATCTTTCAGCTTCAGCAGTAGGGCTTACATTTGCAGTTTCCCCCTCTACGCTAGGCGCAAGAGAACGAGGATCAATAGTATAAGTAGCGTCTTTAGCTAAAGTACTTTTCTTTTGAGCAGCAGTAGTTTCTTGGCCTACGGCCCTTTCTGTAAGACCTCTTATCTCATCTGGATCAGCTATAGCATCATCACTAACTGTTCCTACAGCGGCTTTAGTTGGGTCAAGATCTACTGCCTTTTTTGCATCGTATGTTTCAGCATCAAAATCATTTACGCTTGTAGCTTGAGAAGCCGTTTTAGTTGTAGCCGTAGCTGTACCTGCTGTAGCTTTATCCCTTTGCACATTAGTAGGTGTCGTATCTAACTTTTGAACTTCTGTGCTAAGACCATAAGCTTGCTTTACTGCATCAGAATCATTATCTTTAATTAATTTAGTATCTAATCTTTTTACTTTTGCTGTCGGAGCATTTGGCGTATCTGGTAAATTAATTTTTTGTTCAGGAGCACCTAAAGTTGTTTTAATATTAGTTGCTCCCGTAACTGGATTAACACTTGTTGCTTTTGTACCTTCTTGTTTAACATCTATAGAACCCTTTGTTGCGTCACCAGCAGGCGTAATTGTTTTTTCAGAAACAACATTTTCAACCTTTGCAACAGCGCTTGGTGGAGGGGTATTATCATGGCCTCTACTGCTAGGATTGTGAGGATCCCATATTTTTGACCTGCCACCTCCTTTCCTTTTTGAAGTGTGAGTGCCACCATGCGCCCTGAGTCTTTTTTGTTTTAAAGACTTTAGAACTTTATTATTGTTCCTATTACTTCTTTTATTACTCATGTTTTATCCTAAAATTGAAACAACAACAGTTGCTGCTGTAGTGATAACAACAGTTACAACTAACCACGCAAGCTTCTCCCAACGTGCAGCATGGTTGTCCGTAGCTTTACGAAGTTCTCGCAACTCTACAGTACACTCAGCCCAACGCTCTCCGCACTCTCTCTCATGCTCTGCAATGCGCTCTAAAGCCTCTAAAGCTATATCCATTTCTGTTTTAGTAGCCATACTCAGCTTCACTCAGCCTACCAAGGAACGCCAACAGACGTTGTAGGGGTCTTCTGCTCTGCAATATTAGCAGCTAATCCTGCTTCAATAGCATCTTTTTCTACTGCTGCTTGAACCCATCCTAGTACTGTAGACTCAGTAAGGTCTGCATAGGCTACAAAATCTGATGCTGAAGGATCAGGCGTAAAACCTGCTGTGCCATAAGAAGATGCAGAGTAATCTCCATCTACTTCTGAAACTCTCCAGTGTGCGACAGTTACACCGCCATCTGCTGTATTACGATCTAGTTGTGCAATAGTCCATGTAGCCATTATAGTGTCTCCGACTGCGATGCTGTATATGCAGCTTTTGCTGAGTCTGTAAAGAATATCGTAGCTAAAGATTGTACTTCTGTACTTTCTCCAGAGACATCATCTACAGGGGATACTACATGACGATGAAAAGATCTGCTGATCTCTACATCATCTTTTTTAATAATAGTAGCTGTACGGACTTGGATAACTTTCCAGCCTCCGCAATCCACTACTTCAATTTTATCTTCTACTACGCTTTCTGAAAGTGCCATATTTTATCTCCTTATGGTTATGGACTGTCCGTGCCTAGAGTCCACTAGGCGTATGGTTAATTGTTACTGACTAGTGAAGTAAGTTAGTGTTCCTCTTATTTCTTTATTATTACCAGAGCCAAACTTGCTTCCTAAGTTCCCCGCCATGTCTCCCGATTCAAAAATAGTAAGCGAACCTCCGCTAGGTGGTTTCCCCAGTAATAATGTATTAATAGTCGTGTTGTTATTTATAGGAAATGCAGTGCCTGCCGAACTAAAAGTATCGCCCGTGCCAGTAAAGGGAAGATTTTTTACACCAATATTATCGGTTGCAGGGCTTCCAGTGATGTTCCAAATAAGCCGAAAATTTAACGTGACTACCCTGCCTATTTTAGTGTACAAACCTGTTTGAGTTACATTGGTAGCATTGCCTAGGTCTGTACTGTTTTGATAATAGATTTCAGGAGTCCATGTGCCTTCCTCGTAATCATCAAGCTTATTAGCTGACCCTGTGCCACCAAGAAATGCGCCGCCTGATAGATAAAGGTCTTTGAAGCGGTTGGTTGAGCCACCAAGGTCTATAGCGGCATCTCTAGCGTCACCAGCAGAAGTAGCTGGGCGAACACCGTCAGCACCAAATGACAAGAAAGCATCGCTACCTGCTGTACCACCTACATACATATAGCCACTGTTAGTACCAATACTACCGACGGCTGCTGATGATTTTCTAAACTCTAAGATGGTTCCGTCTGAATTTAATCTAGTAAACGAACCAACAGTCGCGCCATCTCTCGTGGAGGCTGAGTACCCGCTTGCTCTTAATTCGTGTCCAACGGTAGCGACATCAAGGCTACCCTTTGCTACCAGCAAATTGCCTGAAGCGTCTATACGCATTTTTTCAGCAAGAGCATCAGCGGCAGTAGCTGTAGGATGAGTCCAAAAAGCTAAACCTGTTTGATTGGGGTCAGTATCTGTTTGTACTATAGAAATAGAAGCATGTTTATGATCTTGATTTGCTGTATCTGAATCACAACTACCAAAAGCCAAAGCAGGGCCGTAATTACCATTACCAGATGTTCCGTTTCCTCTAAGAAAAAGACCAACACCATCATAATTGTTGTAAGTAGAACTGAAGTTGCCCGACTCTGGATCAGTTGTTAACACTGCGTTAGGGCTTGAAGTATTAATGCCTACTCTTTCACTACTATCAATAGTAATAGCAGTAGCGTTGCTGCCATCCACGATCCCCGGAGTGCTAGATAGTTCTATTGGGACTTTTGTCGTTGTCATGTTTTAATCCTTATAATATGGACTGTCCAACCCTAGAATCCACTAGGAATATTGTTGTTATTAATCTGTAAAATAATGCCCTGAAACCATAAAATAACGTGATCCTGTATTATAATTAGGGGTTGCTGTGCTGTTAGCATTAACGAAATATCCAAGTGTACTATTTAATGAAAAATAACCAGAATAAGCGTCAGTTGTAGCAGTATTATGCGCCGAAAAAAACGATCCATAATTTAGTGATCCAGAAGATGTTGTAAAAGGAAGGCCAGTAAAGCTTGCTTGAACAGCAGTAAAAGTTGCGGTTCCAGTGTAATATTGAAAATTAACTTTATTACCTATTTTAACGTAGTACCCAGTAGTGTTGTTTCCTGACGCACCGTTAACACTCATTGTAAAAGTGCCTTCTTCATAGTCATCCAGCGTATTCGCTGCTGCGTAGGTACCAGCAGAAGTGCCTAGAGTCACCCCAGCGGGGATAATTGCATGGCCCGATGAGTCGATGCGCATGGCTTCTGTGTTGTTCGTTAAGAATTTCATGTTGGCATTTTCACGCTGACGAATAGCAACGTCTGGCGTTGGGTTTTCTAACGTGATACTGAATCCATCAGAAGCGGATGTACCAGAAGCTGAGTTAGTGATACCGAATGCTACGTCTGCCGCGCCACCACTTACATGCAAATTTCTATTAGGCGAACTAGTACCAATGCCGACGTTGCCTGTCAAAAAACTATATGTTAAGGCAGAACCGTCACTTGTTATTGAAAATCCATTTGAAACGCCAGTCTGACCTGCTTGAAAAATATTTTGCGAGCCAGCAGCTGCTAGTACGTTTAGCTTGTAGTTAACGCTACTCGTACCAATACCTAAGTTGCCAGAGCTATCAAGGCGCATTCTTTCAGTGCCAGATTGAGCAAAAACAGTACCAATACCAGAAGCATCAATTGTTATTGGATAGCCACTATCAATATGTAATCCGATTGTATTTCTAGTATCATAAGGATGTTTTATTGAAGTAAAATTTGTACTATCTGTATTAAATGTCCAATTAATTGCACCTGATGTACCAGTTGCTCCAGACTTTAAATTTATTTCTGCATTAGTTGCATCTAGTAGTATATTTCCTGCAACTTCTAATTTATCAGCAGGACTACTCGTTCCAATTCCAACATTTTCACTACTATCAATTGTTATAGCTGTAGCATCAGAATTATCTACAATTCCTGTACTCAGGAGTCCTCTGGATACTTTAGTTAAAGCCATTAGTTATTCTCCTAAAGTGCCGAAATTATGAAAGCGAGTAATTCTGAGTAGCGCACACCTAGGCGTGTCTGCTCACTACCATCGTCGTTAGTCCATGTGTCACTGCACCACATGCCATAACGCGCCGCGTCCAAACCCTCAGCCGTAAATGCGTCTTGTAAGTCTTGGGCGATGATTCCAAAGTGAATGCGAGCATCGTCGCCTTTTTCTGCTACGGAAGACTTCCAGCGGTACTTCCTTAGTAGACCTTTAGCTGCTACAGCGACACGTTTTTCAGCGTCTGAAAGTTCTTCGATGTCTTGTTTTAAATTTCTGTCGGAAGTGTTTATCGTGCCAGTTGTTGCATAAACAACGGTATAGCGAACATTAGAGCGTCCTAATGAAATAGTGTTATCAGCGTTGGCTCCACTGGTTGGGTTATATGGAGAAATTGAAGGATCGCCATCCAAAAATCTCACACCGCAGGTGCCTGTGCCAATATGCAAATCGCCGTTGTGCCCTGAGATGGTCCCAATCGTAGACGCATTGATGCTTAGTCTAATTATCTCACCGTCGCTGGTGTTTCGTCGTAGGAAAGCACAAGTCCCGCCGCTCACGGTATTAAAAATGTTGCCCGTTGATTGGAGAATAATGCCAACGTCAGCGGCTGATCCTGAGGTTTGTCCGAAGTACATATCCTGTGCACTCGTCAGCCTGAAAACTTCTGTGCTTCCTGTAGCAAAACGTATGTCTTCTGCTCTGAATCCTAACGGTTTTAATGCGCTTCCTGCGGAGTTCGTAACTTGTAGAGCAAAGTTACCGGAACCTACTTCGCTGATAGCGTCACCAAAAGTGCCCTTTGCATTTGTGCCAAGGGTGAAAGAAGTATGTCCACCTGAGTCAATGCGCATGCGCTCAGATCCAGCGGTTCTGTGAATCCACGAATCACTAGAGTGGTCGTAGTCTATATATCCTGAGTCAGAAGTGTCTGCGGCAATAAAACGAGACAACCCTGTAGTGCCTGCTGAAATCCTGATTTGATAGTTGTTAGCGTTAGCTGCACCAACGCCCGCGCTAATGTTTCCTGTTACGTCGATGCCTGTGGAGGTGGTGTTTAATTTTTCAGCGCCGTTGTAATAAAGCTGTACTTCACCGTCATTCTGGCCCAAGAACATTTTGTTCCCGTCACCATCGGTAATCCTAACGTTAGCTTCGCCTTGAATATATAAATCGCCAGTGCCTTGATCTTTGATGTAGCTATTAGACCCATCGTGATACAAAGCAAGGTCTGAGCCAGCACCGAAGATAGCCTTACCGTTGTCAGCAAAGCTAGCGTTACCTGTTACGGCGATGCCTGTGGAGGTTGTGGCTAGTTTTTCAACGTCATCATAATATAATTTAAAATCACCGTCCTTTGTGCCTACTAACATACGATCACCGTCTGTCGTTTCAAGGCGTATACTAGTTCCTGCCGTCCGTATCTTTAAGTTACCTGTACCTGCATCATCAATATAACTATGGCTACCATCGTGATAAATCTGTAGGTCAGAGCCAGCACCGAAGATGGCTTTAGAGCTATCAGCAAAAGTAGCATTACTACCTGACAGCACATTAAAACTATTAGCAGTCATAGTAAAGTCTTCTGCACCTGCCACATCAAATCTAATAGTGTCCTCATCACTAGACTCTTCTACTTGAATCTTAGTATCTTCATCAGCATCTTTTAAGATCGTAGCAGTATTAATACTAGTCTGCGTAAGTGTAATAGCTTCTACAGCAGCACCACTTGGAGGAGCCGTAGAAAACGTTAGAGTCGTACCAGAGATACTAAATGTACTCTTGTTTTGATAAACGCCATCAATGTAAACTTGTACGTTATTTTCATTAACAGGATCAGCCGACAGTGTAAGAGTAGTATCACTACCATCGCCTGTCATCGTAGCTAGGCTAGTATTAGATCCAGATACTGCTGTGCGTACAGAGTATACAATTACTGTATTGCCATTAGCTGGTGCAGTTCCAAAGGTAAGCGTAGTGCCAGAGACACTGTAAGCTGCTTGATTCTGGAAGACACCACCATTAAATACGATTAGGTCATTCTCATCATCAATAGACTGCGATAATGTAAATGCAGTAGTAGAGCCATCACCTGAAAAACTGTTACGAGTAAATGTATTGGTTCCACCGCCACCACCAATCTCAGCGAACTCAGTACCGTTATGGCCTTCAAAGCGTCCAAGAGTACTATTGTATCGGAACTGTCCTGCTGCACCACTAGGACGTTGTGCTGTAGTACCTACGGGTACAAGAAGTGCATCAGTGTTGGAACCTAAGTCAAGAGAGACTGTAGGTGACGCTTGGTTAATACCTACACGATTATTACTAGAGTCTACCTTTAGTGTGTTTGTATCTACAGTGACATCACCAGAGACTGTAAGACTTCCTAGTGTACCGACACTTGTAATATTAGTTTGTGCAGCAGTAGCAAGTGTACCTGTAATATTATTTACTACTAAGTCAGCAGCAGCATATCCTGTTGCACTAGTGTTTACTGTTGTAGATGGGACAGTCTGGGTGTCAGTGAAAAGCCTAAATGTGTTATCTGTGGAAGCATCAAAGAAAAGTCCTGCATATTTAGTTGTGCCACCTTCGACGTATTTGCCATGAAAGCCAAAGTCTGTACTGTTACCTGTATTCGCATTAGTCAAGCCAGTGAAGTTATTGTCAGTGACTACAGAACCAGTTTGAGTTGTAGTTCCGCTAACTGCTAAGTTACCTGATACCGTAAGATTGTTGCTAACAGTCACATTACTAGGAAGACCTACTGTGATCGTGCCGCTGCTTTCTGCTACCTCTACTTCACTAGAAGTTCCTGAGAAGGTAATAGTTCCACCAGAGGCAATAGCAGTTGAGTTAGACCCATCTGTTACAGTAGCTACATTACCTACTGCTAAATCAATAGTAGCATCACCATCTTCGTAGGTAACTGTAATACCTGACTCAGTATTAGAGCTAAACATAGCTCCGACAATATCTTGTACTCTTTCTGCTTGTAGTGTTACTGCACCGCTGGATACTGAAAAGTCTGTAGAGTCAAAACTAGCTACACCCTTGTTAGAAGAAGTTGCATCTTCTCCAGAGAATGTTACAGTGCCAGAGCTTTCTGCTACATCTAGTCCTTCGCCTGCTGCAAAAGTTATAGTACCACCAAGACTTGTTGCAGTACTATTAGATCCATCTGTTACAGTAATAGCTGAGTTAGCAAGCTTAGAGTTTGCAATAGAACCAGCAAGCTGTGCGTTAGTAATTGTACCACTTAGTGAACTGGTAGGGTAATTAGTAGCATCGCTAAGATCAAAAGCAGGCGTAGCATCAGAAGCTCCTAGTGCAAGGGATACGCCTCCAAAGGAGACTGTAGAGTTTGATAGCTTGCTGTTTGCAATACTGCCTGCAAGCATAGTATTTGTTACGGTTCCTGTATCTCCTGTGCCTACTATGTTACCTGTACTTGTAGGTAAAGTAATAGTTGTATTACCAGCAAATGAAGCGTGTGCAGGAGCTTGTAGCCTTGCATAGTGTGCATTAGAAGACTCACAGTAAAAGTCTACGTAAGATTGAGTGCCACCATTTTTAATAGCTATAGCACCCTGAGAGATCTGTACACCATTAGTAGATCCACCGCCTACACCAAGAGATGTAGTAATCTGCACGGCAGATGGAAGTCCTATTGTTACTGCATTGCCTGTAGCAGAAGTTTCTACTTCATTAGAGGTTCCACCAATAGTAAGTGTCTCACTATCTAAGTCAATAGCAATAGTGCCGCTATCTGTAGTAAGATCTAAATCTTGAGCAGTTACTTGAGAGTCTACGTAAGCTTTAATAGACTGTTGTGTAGCTAATGATGTAGCACTGTCAGAACTAAGATCATCTTCATCAAGAATAGCAGTTACTGTAGAGCCGCTACCCAATACAAGACTATCAATGTTAGCTGTACCGTCTATAAATAAATCTTTAAACTCAAAAGAAGATGTACCAAGGTCTATATCATTATCTGTGACAGGTACAATCGCTCCATCTTGAACTCGAATTTGCTCTACTGTAGAGCTAGAAACTTCTACATAAAAACCAAGACGATTGTTTGTTCCATCTACTTCAATCTTGTTTAAAAAGTCGAGATCACCAATCTTAAAAACATTACCACCTTGTCCAGTAGTTCCATCATGCCTATGGCCTGTAGAAGAAGCACTGCTAGATGAATACGCAAAAGCATTTAGTAATTGATTATATTCATTGTTAAAAAGCGACGCTGAAATAGTATCGCCATCTGCAAATGTACTTTGTCTGGTATAGTTCTGGGCCACTTATTATCTCCTTCCTGATGGAGTGTAATCTATATAAAGACCATTTACCGTATATGGAAAATTTTGATCTACACTTGTTACTGCGAAACTTACTGTATTACCACTTCCTTGAATAGATTTCCTAACTAGTGGATCTGCTGGCGCTCCAAAAGTATTAGCGGCAAAAACACCTGATCCAAATATACTAGGAAGAGGGATGCTATCTAAAACATAATCTAATGGTTGTGCAATTGCTGGATCTTCATAGTCAAAACGAACACGTAGTGTAGGCTGTATAACTCCTTCAGGACTCACAGACAAGCGAACATAACGCATTGTCTTTTTTGTTCCTACATCACCGAAATCTAAATTAGGAGTTTTATAAGCTGCTGAAATATTAGCTGCTGTACCTGCATAATCAAATGAGTTACCTGTATCGTGATTGTATATGTACCCATCCCCATCGCCATGAAAGGTTTGTTCAAGACCGTCTTTATCAAAACCAGAAGCTATGGCTGTTGCTTTAATGCCTTCAGTTTCTGAATACTGAAAACCTTCATTTGTAAGTGTTGCTATTACACCCTTAGCTGTTGTATTAGATGTACCATCTGTATTATAAAATAATCTGTATTGTGACTTACTTCTTAATACTGCGCTGGTTACAGTCAAATTATTTATATTAGCCGCGATAGACTTAATAGTTGGCTGGATAGGTCTGCTTACAGATCCCAACTCAACGTCACCAATACGTACCGTACCAGCAACTGTTCTAAGACCATCAGGACTCAAGAAAAGGAGGTCACCCGCGATTTCTTGAATGCTGTTAGCATCTAAACAACCTACGTTCTTTGTAATAGGTTGTACTGTAATAGTGCTTGAATCATTTATATTTAACAGTTTAAATAAACTATTCTTACAAAAGATAATTAAGTCATTACGAAAACTAGCTAGTCCTACTACCTGATCTTCTAAGACTATAGAGCCTGATCCTGTAGCGGTAAAGCTTTCAGGATTGTTAGTAGCACTGTAGTAAATAGTATTCTCAGCACCTTCTGCTCCACCTACTACAAAGTGTTTGTCATGTATAGTGCCTACAGCAGGAGCTTTGGTACTATCTACTGTTATTTCATCAGCAAAAAATGTTCTACTTGTTAATGCACCTGTGCCTTCCATCCTAAAGAAGTAAGGCTTATTTGCACCATCACATATTAAAAGTGTACCATAGTCAGAAATTCCTTCAAACAAAGAAAAACTTACTTGGCCTTGAGAAGTCCTTGTTAAGTCTGAACGACCTGTAAAAGTACTGTAGTTATCTCCAGAGTTACTGACACTTTGTTTTGCTATAGAGATCCATGAAGTTCCAGTTTGACTAAAGAATATTCCTGTGCCTGAACATACAACGACTCCATCAGCATATACAAAGATTCCTAATACTTTGTTAGATCCATTAGGTCTTGCTGCTGATCCACCACCAAAAGCAGAAAAGCCATTAATGCGTCGATAGCCACCATCAGTGTCTACTTCAAAGTTTGTTAGCTTTGAAGCAACTCCCGGTTGAGCAAGCATCTCAAGTTGATTAAGACTTGTGTAAAGTCCTCCTCTAGCTGATAAACCAAATGGCTGAGACATTAAACGAACCTCATGCGGTCATCTTTAAAATAACCCGGAGTAGGTTCCATAAGATGAAGTCGCATTAGTTTTAATCCGCGCCTGTAGTCTTCTAAAGAAAAAGCAGACATCTGAGGATTTTCTTTAAATTGATATACATAATATCTAGCTCTTGCAACCAACACAGACCTGTAGGTATCAGCGAATACTATTGTGTCGCCGTGTTCTGATAACTCTGTAGGTTGATTGTAGGCATAGAAAAATATCCTGTATACTTTATCAGGTATAGGACTCAAGCCAAAATTACGACTATCAGGACTTCTAATTACCCTATCAGGCACACCATAGTTTTGTGTGTCGGCAGCATCTTGATTCTGTGCGAGCCTAAGATAATCTTTCCACTCTTCTATAGATGTAAAACGCAAGTTACGAACAGTAAAAGGCGCTACCTCTCCTGTTACACCTACTGTCGTAGCTAAGAAGTTATCCCAATCTATATATCCGTAGTCTGTAGTTATACTAGAACTAGCAGGTTTTAGTTCGTACCATCTAGTACCAGCTACTGTTTCTACATAAACATTACCATAGTTAGGATCAGGATTACCACTTTCTCCTGCGCTAAGAAAAGGCCACTGAGGTTCTTCATTTACAATATCAAAGTATGCACGATTGATTGCATCTTTAACATGGCTTTGTATGCCTACGGATGTTGAAAAGTTTGCAGCCGTAAGCTCTACTTCATTCATCTCACGTAGTATTTCATTAGACAACTGTAAGAAAGTAGTAGCCATTATTTATGTACCTTTTGAACCTCAAAGTTAGCAGACTTACTAGAACCCGGATGCTTTTTATATCCAGTTCTAGGGTCTTTCATCAGCTTATAAGCTTTGCCCTTTTTCATCCAGTGATAGCCTTTTGGGGCTGCTACCTTCATGGCTTAGACTTTAGACTTGCGTTGTATCCAGCCATGCTATTACAAGCAGCTTCCAAAGCAAAAACATCTGAAGAAGCTTTGCCACCATGACCGTATTGCATACGCCCACCGTGTCCCATTCCTCCACGTTTTTTCTCTTCCATCATGTTATAACCGCCACCCATCATTTTCTTTTTATCGTAATTCATTGAGCCTCCTTTAGAATATTGTATTCTTTCATCATACCCAACTGGAGCTATAGGAAGTTGTTGAACGCCACCATAATTTTGCTGCGCTGCTATTTTAGCTTCAAGTTTTTTTAATAGTTTTCCTAGAAAAGCTTTTTGTCTCATTAATCCTGCTCCATAGAAAAAGTTTTACTTTTATCCCTAGCTGCCTCAAACTCTGTAGAATACTCTGACGTATCTACATCCTTTTTAAAGATTCGTTCATAATTATCTTTGTATTGAGAAAGATTCATTCCTTTACGGAAACGGCTTTCTTTACTTACAATAGCTTTACGAAACATCATAGGATTTGAATCAGAACCTATACGAGGCATATTTAATCTCCAAGTAAAAAAAGAGGGCCACCGAAGCAGCCCTCCTTTAACGGTCTATTAGTCAATACCGTAGAAAGCTGAAACCAGAGCTTCTGGTCGCAGTACCTTCGCGCCATAGACATGAAGACCACGTACAATATCACCAAAGCTTGAAGGATCACGGATCACTTCAGTGCTGGTAATAGTTTGAGCCGTAGCCGTAGAAGACATGTGACCAGCCAAGCACTTACCAGCAGCGTTAGACGTTGCAGCAATGTTGTTTGACTTGTACATATCAAATCCACGCAGCTTACCAGAGCTTACCAAACCATTACGGATTGAGCCTTGGCCTGCGTTGAAGTCTACTGACAAGAGCTTAGAAGAGCTTTGTGCAAGCACTTCATAGAACTCAGGATTTGCTACGAACCATCGTCCTTCTTCTGGGATGTTTTGCTCGTCTAGCAAACGTGCCATACGTGCCATAACATCAATAGGATCATGCTCACTAGAACCAAAACCAATGTCCAAGTTACCAGTACCATCAAAGGTGCCAGCAGCAAGGTCAGTAGCATTGTCCGTACCCATGCTGTGGTTTGGAGATGAGTCTGGAACACCAGCAAACATAGTAGCCATTACGCCTGCGTCAAAAGCATCACGCAGAGAGTAAGCCGCTGAAGACGTTGCTACTTCACGGAAGTTTACGTGAGACATATTTGTTTCAATGTCATCTACAATAAACTTAAATGCGTTAGCAATATCTACAATCAAGGTAATCTCTTGATCGGTCAGCTTTGTAGTTGTAATGTCCTGCCCACGCTCATACTGATCTACCGTGATTACAGGCTCTTTGATGATTCGTACTGTATCACCAAATGATGCAATCTCGCCAGCATAGTCCGTGTTAGTGATTGCTTCAACTACTGAAGCTTTACGGAAAAAGTTAAGTACCTGCTTAGAGTAAACTTTAGGCAGGAAAAACGAGTTAGTTTGTCCAGAGACAGAATTACCAAAGTTGGCATTAGTATCTGTGGACGGTTCAAAAAATTGATCGGATGTATTTGAAGCCATGTTAATATTCTCCTAAGAACACAAATTTAATTATGCTACTACACGACCTTCGATCATTGCTTGTTTAATATCATCTTCAAATCTATCAAACTGATCTAGGGACATAGCAGCGATTTCCCGTTCAGTCCATATCTTAGGTTGGCTATTAGCATCTATGTTGGTTGTTTTAGTTGATACCATATCTGCCGCCGTACCTTTAGGTTTTGGTTTGGACTGTTGTTTTGTTTGAGACTTGCCAGTTTCTAGTTTATAAAGATCAATAGCTTTTGATGCTAATGCGACATTATCAGGATTGTTATAAACCCATTCCTGAATTTGTTCAGGTTGCTGCTTTGCCCAATCGTGAAACTCCTCATCTCCTCTGATTTCATCAAAGTCTGGATGACGTTGTTGCAGTGTGGCTTCAGCTTCTCTACGCATTACTTCAGACTCGCGTTGCCGCATAGACTGTAGCTGTGCTTCAAGATCTGCTACCTGCCGTTGGCTCTGCATATGTGCTACAGATTCAACAGTATTATAAAGATCAGGGTACTCCTGTTTAAAGTTCTCTAACTCTTCTTCAGACTTAGGTGGCTCATAACTAGGCTGTACCGACTGAGCCATCGCAGTAAGTTCTTCCTCTCGCTGCTTAAACTCAGAAAGTTTCTGATCATAGTGACGCTTTAGATCATCGTATCTTTTTTTATAATTAGTCCTTTTACGAGGTTGGGATTCTTCTTCTACAGGGGCCTCTTCATCGGGGGTAGCCTGTGGTTCAAAGAATAATCCGTCTGCACTTCCCCTTGAGGGGCCATCTGGCTTATGCCAAGACTTCCTAGCGTTATAAGGGTTAGGTGAATCCTCTTGTAGTTCTACTTCTGACATTTCTCAATCTCCTTCACGGGGCTTGTGTCTTGCAAGGTAGCCATTATTAACTCCGTCGAGTTCATGGGGCTTGTCTTACCAAGGTAGCCGTAAAAATTATCGAAGGCTTGGCATCCTGTTGGAACCCATCATGAGTTTTTTAATTTCCTCATCTGTTTTATTTAATGAAGAAGTTGTTTCTTCTTCATCTTGTTCCATCATTCCACCTTCAGCCATCGCTTGTAAACCGCCATCATAAGCACGTTCAGCATCATCCATCATTGTTTGAAGCTGATCTGCACCAATCTGGTCGGTCGCTTTTTTGGTAAATACAAACTCACCATCGCTTAAACGCGCAGGTATAGAGTCTGATACACCAGTTCCGGGGCCGTCTACTTCGCCAGCACCCGAAAATTCTGAAGCAACTGTAATTACTTTATCTAAGATATCCGATAGTCTGGGATCATCTTGTAATACACCTGCTAGGTAATCTTGTTCATCTTCATTAAGTGACTCATCCATCACATATTCAATATAACTATCTTCCATTTCTTCATCTGGAAGTTGTGAGGCCATTGCCTCATCCATTTCATCAGCGGGAATATTAGGGTAGGTATCTACTGGCATCCCTTCTGGAGGCATCATCATAGAGCCTCCTTCTTGAAAAACTCCACGACCTTTTAGTACGTCTGCCTGAGTTACCTTGCCGTCACCTGTTAGGTCTGTAAGTTTTTTCTTAGTCATAATCTTTCCTATTAAGTGCTTCGTCTATTTGATCAGGCAATGTTTCTAGCCTAGCCAGAAAACTCAGCTTCCCCTGACTGCGGAACATTTCCAGTTCCGATGTTGCCGCCACCAGTACCTGTAGCTCCAAGGTCTTGAGGCTGTTGAGGTACTCCTTGATCGGCTCCCATAGCTCCTTGTTCTTGACCACCGGGGCCAGCTTCCGGGCCAACTGTTTGTCCAGCATTTTGCATTCCTATAATTTGTGCCATTAGTGCGGCTTCTTCAGGGTCGTTCATTAGCTCATCTGGATCTAAGTCAAGGCTGTAGGCCAGTTCACTAATAAGCTTGTTCATCTTAATAAACGGCGCTACAGCAGGATTAGATGCAGTTTGAAGGAACATTGTAAGCCTTTGAGAGCGTACTTCCTTTTGCATCAAGCTGTTAGTGCCTGTAGCTTTAACTTCTAAATCACCATCTACGCCTAGTCTAGAGTCTAAAAACTGCATGTTCCATTGGAAGTATGCTTCCCCTAGAGGCTTTAACAAAAAGTCATCAAGGTTTTTAATTACAGTTTTAATGTTTAAAGACGCTGCACCAAGCAACATAGACATTCCTGATGCAGTACGTGTCATGCTTTGTACGCCTGTCTGACCGTGACTATAACTTGGAATACCTGTTTGTTCATCTGCAAGTTGTCGAAACTTATCAAACATCTGCATGTTTTCATTAGTCGTATTAGGAAACTTCAAGCCGTTAATGGCTGTTCCGGGTACACCTGCTTGTCGCCTAAATACTTTGCCGGGATAAATCTCCATGCTTTGACCGCCTACAAGGGCAGTTTCATCTACGTCAAATATCACTGAACCTGATAGCGCAAGATTATCAATAGCCATACGTGCATGACCATTCATAATCTTTTGCGAATCATCCATGTTTTCAGCTACACCTATGCCAAAAAAGCTGTAGGGGTTCTTTTCATAACTAAACGCATGATATGGTATGCGGAAAGGAGTGAATGGATTTGCAACACTGCGTAGCATCTGTCCATTACAAGTCCAAGCATTTATTTGAACTTCATCCAGATCGTCTACATCTTCAGATATTTCCATACCTACTTGTCGGCAGTATTCCGCATCCATCACACCCCAGTACTCTAGAACTTCAAACTGAGATGATCCATATTCATCATTACGACTATCATCTTTTAGCTCTTGTTCATAATCTTCTTCTACGTAATTAGGCCCCATCTGAAGGCAAGTACGTATAGCTTCTTTATCAAAGTAAGGCATCTTACCTAGACTACGAAGCTGTGTTCGATTCATTCTGTGTCGATGAAATACATATTCTGATTCGTTAATATTTGTTGCGTTGGGGTCTGGGAAAAAGTCCCAGATGCTGACAAACTCCAAGCGAGGCACCCTAACATCAACAGGAGAATAAACTCTATCACCATCATCTCCTTCATCCCATCGGTGGAGGGTTTTGTTAAAATTGAACGGCCCTTTGACGATTCCTGTGCCGAATAAAGCTGATTCAAATAATGCGTTCCTAATTTCACTTGCGCCGTTTGACTCCTCTATCTGATCGTGAATTATTTTTTCCATCCGTCTTGCTGCTCTTTGCGCTGGGCTTAATTCAAGAACTTGAGGATCTGGAGATAATCCTTCAGTAAGCATATCTTTTTCTTCAGCTTGTTTATCAAGCATCATCTCTTCAAACTTTCCTGTTCCGTAGGTAGCTCCGGGTTTTAATACACGCCCATCACCTTCATACCCTACATCATAAGGATTTTCTGTTGCTTCTTCTTCTTGAACTTCAGGCTGCGAAGTTTCTACACCCGGAGTTACGTGGGCATACTTAGGTACACCTTCTGGTATCTTAGTTTCACTAATACCAATAGGAAACTTATTAGCACCAAACACTACATCTACGAGTTGACCAAAGGCTGCAAGAACTTTGGTTTTGGTTACTTTAACAAAGACTCTAGACTTTTCAGACTCACGGAATCTTATATTTTTTCCATACAAACCACGATAATTGTGGTAGGCTGTAAGCCAGCGTTGTTCATCTAGATCGCGGGAAGATTTAGCAGAAGTATAACGATCATTAATAAGACCTACAAGATTGTTACGCAGAGTTTCTTCTAGCGTAAGCTGTATGCCATCTTCATTAGGTACATCTTGAAAATAGATGTCATTAGCTGTTAAATTATTTTCTGCCATTAATATCCAAACTCCGCATCAACGGGTGTATACGCTTGTTCCATTCTCATGTTTCTGAATTGACTAAATATATCATTAACTCTAGGTCTTGACATAATTAAATATCGTAATGCATCATAAGCATGATCAGGCGCGTGTGTATCAACATCTTCAGGGTTTGATTTATCCAAAGGAATACTTTGAAGTTCACGTATTAAGTTTGGGCAGCTATTAAATATCTGTATCTTTGGTCTGCCACTAGGTTGCACTCTCAAGTATTCATGTATTTGAATTTTACCCTGTACCCTGTTTTTATCTGCTCTTCGCAGTTTATGCCCTGCACGTTGAAGTGTTTCTCCAACTGTAGGGCCTGTGGTGCCTGTTCTATTCCAAGCTGCGGTGTCAAGGACTCCAGCAACTGAATAAGGATCTTGTAGCTCCATGCTTGTTATCATTTGAGCTAGATCAACACCCGTTAATCCTTTCCGATATAATTCTCTATAAATTATTAATGTACCATCAGTGGGATCAACAGCACCCCAAATACAAGCACTTTCAGAAGCATACCCATAGTCTATACCTTTTACCCTTTCCCAGCCTATGGGAAGTTCAAATGGTGTAATAACATGCTCCATTACATCAAACTCTGTAAAGGCAGCACCTTCTGTAATATCCCAGTTCCCTTCTAAAAGTTGCCTTCGTTGAACATCTGGCAAAGCTTTTAGCATTTGTTCGTATCTGCCATCTTGAGCAAGATACGGATTGTCTTCTAGTCTTGCTGGTATAAATCTGCGTGTTAATCCATCTTGACCTGTAAAGCTTTCATTAGGCTCTGATGGGTTCACATAACGCTTCTTTACCCATGTCGCACCCGCACCACCGGGGTTGGCTGTACAACGCATGTACGGTGTTATATCAGGGTCTGTAGTACGTAGCCGTGATGCTAGGTAGTTCCAAGAAAACTCTGTATTTAAATGAGTAATCTCATCAAAACCAATCCAACTATAGGCTTGACCTTGATAGCGGTACACATCGGCATCTCGTTCCAAAAAGCCAAACTCTAGTTTAGCACCACTAGGAAATGTCCAGATCTTTTCAACCTCTCTAAACCTACAGCCGGGAAAAGCCTTGGGGTATAACTCCCTAGACTTATCTATAAGTTCCCTCAGTTCAGGCATTGAGCGTCTTAGTATTAACGCCCTGTGAGCAGCCCTGTGAGCGAATCTGAGGGGATCTACGAGCATAGCATAGGACTTACCACCTCCTGCTGCGCCACCATACAATACGTCCGTTTCTGGAGCCGCTAGGAAATCTGTCTGCGGCCCATCATTTGGTCTGAAAATAACATTTTCTAAAGCTTCTTCTTTTAATTTTTTAGGCAGATCCTCAATAGTATCCGCTGTTAATACTTTACCTTCTGATGACTTTTCTTTATTTTCTATTTTAGCAAGTGTAGCCTTAGAGGTTTTTAAAGCAGTCTTTTGATTTTTTATTTTTGTTTCTGCTTTTGCAATAAGTTTTTCTTTTACTCTTACTGCTTTCTTAGCCGCCATTTTATTTTGAGTGGCTTTGCTATAGTGATATCCTCTAGACTTAGATCCTTTTAACCTACCGCCTTTCTTTTTAGGAGTACCATCTACTTTTAAAATAAAATTACCACCAGTATCTTTTTGGTAACTGTCTGGATTTATTTCCCAATCATCCATTAGCAACTATCTTTTTTAATCCAGTGTGGCTTAAAGGGCGTCCAGTAATATGCTCTAACCACATAGCCCCTTCTCGTAAACTTAAAGTTTTATCTTTTATTAAAGGTTTTATTTTTTCTAGAGCTTCTAATTCTGTTGGAACTTCTTCTAAGAACTTAGGATCTTCAGAAAGTATATAGCCAAAAGGTATTGTGGAACTAGATCTACGCCTCAACATTAATTATTACTTCTTCTTTAGCAGGTAATAAAAAAATACCTCCTTCTACTTTATGACTTACATCAAGTTTATCTGCTTTACCTAATCCTATTCTATCTAAAATAGTTTGTGCTGCCTGTAGTTTTATATTAGCTTGAGGCATAGGTGAATCAGACTCCATAACTTGCACAAGCTTCATGGCAGCTTTAGGTGCAGACTGAGCCAAAATATTAGATGCCATGTCGATAATTTCATTCTTTAAGGCTTTTGTAACCTGCCAATGAGTATTAGGAGCATAGCCAGCTAATTCGGCTGCTAGTTTAGGATCACCTCCTGTATCAACTAAGTTATCTAAAAAGGACTGTTGTTTTGTTGTCAATTCTTTTTTCATGTTCTTATTATATAGGTAGTTTACAGATTTGTCAAGTTTTTTCTTGACAAATCGTAAAATAATCTCTATAATATACATAGACCCACCGGGGCTATACCTATATATATCTTCCCCTTTAAAGCTCTTTGAAGACCCACCCAAACTAGTGAACACTACTTTTGGCTCATATGGGGGTACGGTAGGACTTTAAAGACCCGCCTAAACTAGTTAACACCTATTTCTACTTAAAATGTATACGAATTAGTATATATAGTAGGTGGGGGGTATGGCCACCTGCCCCGCCCTCTAAAGATCTCAGAAGAACTCTGTAATACTATCTTACCTTCCCGCGTAATCTTAAAAGTCTCTGAAGACTTTTAAGTGCGACCTCCCAAAACTCTAAAGTCTAAGAAGACTTTAGAGGTTTGCCCTCCAGAAAACTTTGAAGACTTCTAGTTTACAAAGTAAACTAAAGTCTTTTTAGTCTTTGAAGTTTAAAGTAAACTTCAAAGTTCTTCTTAGTTTTCAAGGCTTTGAAAACTAATTAGCTGCCAAGCCTCAACAGCCATCTAGCTCCTCCTAAGAGGAGCTAAGAACTCCCAAATTTAAAAGACCCTTTGGGTCTTTTACGATCCAGCTAGTCCCTTTAAAACCTTTTAAGGTTTTAAAGGGACTAGCTGAGAAGTTTTGACTCTCTTTAAAATCTTCAGAAGAAGTCTTACGACTTCTGAAGATTTTAAAGAGAGTCAAAACTAGGAAGGGCCGACAGCGGCTCAACGAAAAATTACACAATCGGGAAAACGATTATGGCTAAGTATGATTTGACAAAACCTGCAACTGACAAAGCTATCTATGCGGTGGCTTCGACCTTGGCTTACAAATATATCGGTGAAAACGATATCAAGCGTTTTGAATTTAACAAGCTCAAAGCTCGCTTTGGGGCCACGATCAAGTCGGTTCACGAAGGTCAGCCTTTGGCTGGCGATGTGAATAAATTATTCTCCGTCAAGAAAATCAACGGTAAGACTTCGGCTGCTGCCAAGTATCTTAAAGTCCTCAAGACTGAAGACTTGAAGTCGAATAAAGAAGTTAAGATTACTGCGAATCCAAAGCAGTCAAAGAACTTTAAGACTTCTTCGGCTCCTCGTCTTGCGACTGCCGCTGACCTTGGAATGATCTAATTTAACTTGGCCCCCTTCGGGGGGCTTTTTGGAGCTTTTATGGATAAATATAATTTAGATATTTGGATACCAGTGATTGCAGTATTAGCTGCTCCACTGACCCCATTTATTATTGTAATCTTTTCTTAGGAGTCTATATGACTAATTCTGTTGTAGTTGATGAGCGTCGTGGTATTTCTTTTGAACTTAAACAATTAATGAGGTTTGAACATGCGGTTGATGTGTTAGCTTCTGAAATTGGTAATCTTCAAATGAGTCCTGATCTTCATACTGCGGTGTTATCAAGATATGAAGATTTGGTGTCTGATAAGTTTAGTAAAACTGGAGTTTGGCAAATTGATAAATGGGATGTCGCGCAAATGATCGTGATGTTAGTTCAAAGAATTGAACCGGAGAATCCCGCTTAGGGATTAATTAAAATTATAACCATTAGTATGGTTATGGTGCAGCTTCTCGTCGGGGTAACCAATCCCTGTAACAGCGGCTGCACTGATTAAAATATTGGGAGCTTCGGCTCCCTTTTTAATCTTTAGAGGAGGTCTTTAGACCTCTAAAGATTAAAAAGGGAACAGGAGGATAATGTGCTGATCGAAAAACAATCTATGTTAACTGGTGTTCGTCGCATTATTGATATGCCAATTACTGCTGAACAGTTTAATAACTGGCAGGGTGGTATGTTAATTCAAGATGCAATGCCAAACTTGACTGATGGTGAACGTGAATTTATAGTGTCAGGCATAACACCTAAAGAATGGGAGAAAGCCTTTGGTGAATAAAATAAACTTAATAACTTTAAAGTCTATTAAACCTATTAAGGAGTATATATATAATTATAATTTACCCTTAATGGGGTTTAATAGTTCTACTAAGATCTTAAAAGGCTTTAAAAAGCAAGAGTATACCACAGGTATATTGTATTTGCAACCCGCAAATCTTGTTGCTAAGAAAACTTTATGTGCTTATGCTGATACTGCTGGGTGTAAAGATCCGTGTCTTAGATCTTCGGGTAGGCTTGGTATGTCTGGTGCCCAGAAAGCCATGACTCGTAGGACTGTGCAATATCTTCAAGATCCTGATGGATTTAAAGATCGGCTAAGAATTGAGATATTGCGCCGTGAAACCGATAACTATTGTATTCGGCTCAACGGCACTAGCGATATTGATTGGTCTGATCTTGTCCAATCTTTGCCTAACATACAGTTCTACGATTACTCAAAAGTTCTACATCGTGTTGTCCGTAATACTTTGTCTAACTATCATCTTACATTTTCGGCATCACTAAATAGTGTCAAGACAATCAAGCAACTTAAAAGTGCTACAGAGCTTGGACTCAACATCGCAATATCTTTTAATACTAAAGAGTGTAAGGGCGAGTTTAAGATACCTGATAGTATACAGTTGTTTGGTAATACTGTAGAGTTAGTAGACTTTGATGAGACTGACTTGAGATTTTTAGATGAAGATGGTAGCATCGGTAAACTAACACGCAAGGGATCTACAAAACTAGAAAGGCTTAGAGATCAAGGCGACTTGAACTTCTTTGCAGACCCTAATAATTTACAGTTGGTCGCTTGACATCGCAACTAAAATACTTTAAGATTCTCCCTAGAAAACTAGGAAGGAGGTCTTACGACCTTCCTAGTTTTTCTAGGGTACGGTTGGAGGCACCGTGAAGCCTGACCCGTCACCTCCCTTGTGGAGCCTTTAAAGAGTGACAATGAGCCGCTGGCAACTCATAATTTTATAATCAGGAGTTCGTATGAACACAATTAGTTTTTTGTTTGGAAACAATTCGGCAGTTGATAACCTTCGGGATTCTGGCTATGGCGAGGCAGACTTTCAAGTGACCGCCACACCAGTATTGTATAGGGATCAAGATGGTGGTGTACTTAAACTTGACAATAAGAAAGTTTATTATCGTGAAGATACTGGTGATGCTTTGGCGATCCACGGTGAGCGATATCAGCCTGTATCACATACTAAGATGATCGACACTGCTCGTAATGTCCTAGAGCGCAGCAAATTAAATCTTGGTGACATTAAAGAAACTATCCAAGTTGGTGATAACGGTGGGGTTTGTTTTATTAGGCACCAGTTACCTAACCATGAGATTGTAACGCCTGACGGCGACACGGCTATCCTTGAGATGCTACATATCAATTCATTTAATTCTGCATGGCCCTATCAAGCCACTGTCGGTGCATTACAAAATGCTTGCACAAACCACCAAGTTTTCCTTGGACAGACTGCTGGTATTTACAAGGCTCGACACACTCAGAAGTTAAGTGTCGATCAAGGCGCACATCAAATGAATAGGATTATGAATATACTGGATACCCAAAATGAAATATGGGCCAGATGGCATAACACCCCCGCTTCTATTGAGAAAGCATTTAAATATATTGCAAAGGCAACAGGTTCTAAATTTGCAGTAGGTAAACTAAAAGAGGGAGAGACACCTAGTTCAATAATGACCATGCCTACAGCATATAATAATAGTTCTTTAATGTATGCTTGGACACAATATAGAGAGCGTTATGCTCCTGCAATGGGCAGTAATCATTGGGCTATATATAATGCTTTGACTGATTGGTCAAGCCACCATGTCGGTAGTCGTAAAAATACTGTTGACATTCCTGTAGCTCAAGTCAAGAAGTCTGAGAAAGTTCAACAGGTTATTGCAGACTTTCAAATAGCGGCCTAACTCCTGTCACCTGAGTAAGTGGTTAAACTTCTCAATCCCTGAGCATGGTGTAAAACTGCTCCTTCCAATACCAGTACAGATAAGGAATTGTATGAAAACTAAAAAAATTCTTGTCGAAGTAGCTCTTACAGTTAAAAAGAATGTTGAGTCTGAAGATGTAGTTTGTTGCTGTGACTACTCATTTACAGATTATGACAACAGGATAATCTCTACTGAAATTAGAGGCTATACTGAAGTTTTTCCTAATGGTAAGATTACTGAGGATGTTTAATGAAAACTAGAATCCATGTTAATCAACATAACATCAAGGCTAACGCCAAGGGTGCTGAGTTGCCAGTGATTACTGTCAAAGACTACAAACAAAATAGAAAAGCTAATCATGCCGCTGTTGTGGACTCTGAAGGTAAGGCACTGGTAAGTATTTACTACTGCCCTGATAACCCACTGCCGTGCGGTGCTAAGGTCTGGATCGAAACTGACTTGGAGGTTGTGACCGTTGGATAATATAGATTTATTTGTGGATCACTTTGTGATTCATTCTGAGAGTCGAGAGGCTCTCATAGTTAATGGTAGCAAGAAGCAATTTGAGAATAGCTTACGTGATCTTGTTAATACTCAAATGAAAGAAATACTAACTGATCGAATGAAGCATTATGATAATGTACTTCGTCTTGCTACACCTCACAAGCATGTCAGCCCACAGTATGAACGTACTAAAGATGCTTATAATACTTTAAAAGATTTGCATAATGATATTGCTTTTTGGGGAACAAAATTTATTGAAAGGGATCTTTAATGCAAAACGTAATTGACATGTGTAATCATATTCTTTATTACTCCACTATTTATTGTGGGTTTGAAGATGTCAGTGATGAAATGCAAGAAGATGCGCTGCGCTTAATGTTAAAACATGGCGAGGAATTTCCTGAATCTTTTGTTAGACTTTATTTGAAAACCCAACTGGAGGAAGCTAATGAGTGCTATTGATACAAGGGCAGAATTTTGTAGTGAAGTTGATGATTGGTGGTGTCAACTGTTTGCTTTAAGAATAGGAGTGAGTCCTCCATCAGAGCGTGTCAAGTTTAAGTTTATTAATTTTGTAGAAGATCGTTGTTCTGAAGTAGGAAGTTGGAGAATACAAGATAACGATTTATCTATGTTGTTTGTTGAGTTTGTTGATAGGAACTGCGAGTGACAGAAGATATTTTAAAACTAAAAAGTTTCTTATTGAATCCAAAACGCAGCGATGAGTTTGTTACTTGGTATTATTTAGATGGCTGGAGATTTTGCACAGTCAAGGTTGGGAGTAAGAAGGCTTCAGTAACTCCTAAGTTTGGCAAGGGTAAAATTACTTTATCAATCAGGAAGTTAAAGGAGGAACTTAATACACTTTATTGGTACGCAGCAAGATGTGATGCCAGTAGGATCGCCAAAGAAGAAGGGCGAAAGAAAAAAAAATTACGGTGGGAAGAAAATTATGCTTGACATGATTGTCTTTAGTCCGTATAATACGCAAACCAAAACCAAACGCGAGGTATAAAATGGCAGTACTTGAAGGAACAGCTTACTGGGCTTTCGTAACTTCACCCAACACTAAGTATGATCCGTGCTACACGGTTAACTTAGTAGTCGATGAGTCTACCGCTCAAGACTTTGAGGATCGTGGGTTCCCTGTTAAGCAGATGGAAGAAGGCCCTGCAATCATCATTAAACGTAAGGTCAATGGGCCTAACGGTATGATTCGTAAGGCTCCCGGCTTGATCGACACCCGTAAACAGGATATTGATGTAAGTGTGGGCAATGGCTCTCATGTTAAGGTTCAATATAAAGAGTGGGAGTCTCAGTGGAATGGTCGAACCTACAAGGGTCTTGACTTTATGAAGATGCAAGTTATAAAACTTGTAGAATATAATGATCCGAATGCGGATGAGTTTGAGATTGAAGATGAGGAGGAAGCTGAACTATGAGTGAAGACTCTAAACCTACAGTAACTTTCAAGGATATTCAATATAATATTGAAGACTTGTCGGAACGCGCCCAACAGTTAGTAGATCTTGTGCAAAATGTACGTGCGGAAGCTACTAATCTACAGGCTAGACTTAACATTCTCCAAGCAGCAGAGATAAAGTTCTCTGAAGAACTAGAGAGTGAGTTCACAGCAGCAGATCCTGATGACGAAGAAGAGGAGGAAGAGTTTCCGGGTTTCGCATCTTAAACTGAGGGGCTTCGGCCCCTTTCTTTTATGGAGACAAAATGGCTTTTGTAAAATTTCATTTGCCTTGTGATAAATGTGGTGGCAGTGATCCTGTATCTGTTGATGCTGACGGTCATGGCTACTGCTTTAGTTGTAATACTTATCTTAGAAACTATGAGGATGGCGGCGTGACCGACCAAGTTAGCGATTTTAAAACTTACAAACGTAATTCAATGAACTACAGCGATGGGGATTTCCACCCACTAACTGACCGATCAATCTCTCTTGATACTGTAAAAAAGTATGGTGTTAAGTCCATAACAAATACTTCTAATAAAACTATAACTCATTTCTATCCATACTATAATGGCAATGAAATGGGAGGTGCGAAGGTTCGTGATGTCAACGATAAAAGTTTTATGTGGGAGGGTTCTCCAAAAAGCACTGGCCTATTTGGGCAGCAAGCATTTCAAGCTGGCGGTAAGTTCGTTACCCTAGTAGAGGGTGAGTGCGATGCTATGGCAGCTTACGAGTTGCTGGGTTCTAAGTGGCCTGTACTGTCTGTTAAAAATGGCGCAGGCGGTGCAGTCAAGGATGTCAAAGAAAACTTAGAGTTCCTTGAATCTTTTGATTGCGTTGTTATTAACTTTGATAATGACAAGGCTGGCAAGGATGCAGCTAAGAAGGTAGCAAGGGTTTTACGTCCGGGCAAGAGTAAAATATTACATATGCCTGAAGAGTTTAAAGATCCTAATGATATGCTCAGACAGAACAGTAAGCAGGCTTATGTCACGGCTTGGTGGGCTGCTAGACTTTATACTCCCTCTGGTATTATAAATGTTTCTGAGATGGATGATAGTTATTTTAATAGAGAGCAGTTAGAATCTATACCTTATCCTTGGAACGGCCTCAATGAAAAGCTGTATGGTATGAGGCAGGGTGAATTAGTAACTATAACGGGAGGCACAGGGCTAGGTAAGACTTCTATTACCAGAGAGATCGAACACTTTATTATTAAAAATACTAAAGATCGTGTCGGTATTTTAGCTCTTGAAGAAAACAAGAATAGAACTGTGGATGGTATTGTTTCTATTGAAGCTAACGCAAAGCTCTACATCAATCAAATTAGAGAAGAGTTTCCAGAAGAGCAATGGCGAAAGCACTATCAAGATCTTTTCAAAGGTGACGCTAAAGATAGACTGTGGATCTATTCTCATCTAGGGCAGCACGATATAGAAGAAATATTTTCTAAGCTACGTTATCTAACTATAGGCTGTGATTGTAAGTGGGTCATTGTGGATCACTTACACATGCTCGTATCTTCTATGGCCGATGGTGATGAACGTAGAGCTATCGACAGTATCATGACTCGCCTTAGATCTTTAGTGGAGGAGACAGGTGCAGGAATGATTCTCGTTTCTCACCTACGTCGAGTAGAGGGTAACAAAGGACATGAGCAAGGCGTTACTGTGGGCCTATCTCACCTGCGAGGGAGTCAATCTATAGCCCAGCTTAGTGATTGTGTGATCGCACTTGAGCGTAATCAACAGAGTGACGATCCAATAGAGGCCAGCACAACACATGTAAGAGTTCTTAAATCAAGATACACTGGCGACGTTGGGTTGGCTACTCACTTGCTTTATGATAATGAAACTGGTAGACTATCAGAAATATCTTCTAAAGAGCCAGATGAATTTTACGACGAACAGGATGGGATACCGTTTTGAATTTAGTATTTGACATAGAAACAGATGGGCTAGATTATTCAGTTATCTTTTGTATTGTAGCCTACGATATAGATAATGATGTGGTCTATAAGTTCAGACCATCTGAGTTACAAGAAGGTATTGATTTACTAAGCAACGCAGATAAACTTATAGGCCACAATATTATTGGCTTTGATATACCAGTAGTAAAAGATCTGTATGGTGTGGATCTATCTGAAAACTGTATTATTAGAGATACTTTAGTATTGTCTAGACTTATAAATCCTACTAGAGAAGCTGGTCACAGTCTTAAATCTTGGGGTATGAAACTAGGACAAAATAAATTAAAGCATGAAGATTTTAGTCAGTACTCAAAAGAAATGCTACAGTATTGCACTAATGACGTAATGTTAAATACTAAAGTATATAAAATATTAAAAGCTGAAGCTAGGGGATTCTCAGCACAGTGTGTAGATATAGAACAAAAAGTGTATGCTCTTTTAGATAAACAAAGAAACAAAGGGTTCCTTTTAGATTGGGAACATGTCCTCTGTCTCAGGGCTGAACTAGAAGAAAACATTGGTATAATTAAAAAAGAAGTTCAGAAAGAGTTTAAGCCTAAAGAAGAAGTGTTCACACTACGGATATGCTATAATTCTGATGGAGCTATTTCTAAGTTTGCCAAGTGTAGAGAATTAGGTACTCGCGTCAGGCTTAATGATGCTGAATATGCAACCATCTGCAAAGATAAAAAAATAAAGAGAACTATCAGGCATCCTTTTAATTTGGGATCTCGTAAGCAGATTGGAGAATACCTACAAGACTTTGGTTGGAAACCTAAAAAGTTTACACCTACTGGGCAACCAATAGTAGATGAAAAGGTATTAAATAAAATAAAGAATATACCCCAAGCTGAGTTGATATCTAAATATTTAATGCTGCAAAAACGCATTGCCGCTATAAAATCTTGGATAAAAGAAAGTGGTGCTGACGATAGAGTTCATGGGTATGTAAATGCTAATGGCACCATCACTGGTAGAATGACACACAACAGCCCTAACATGGCTCAAATACCCAGCCTATCCTCACCTTATGGGAAAGAGTGTAGACAATGCTGGATAGTACCTCAAGGTTATAAGCTTGTTGGTATAGATGCCAGCGGTCTTGAATTACGAATGCTTGCACACTATATGGAGGATGAAGAATACACAAATGAAATCATTAACGGAGACATCCACACAACTAATCAGCGACTTGCGGGACTTGAATCAAGAAATCAGGCTAAAACTTTCATCTATGCCCTCTTGTACGGAGCAGGAGATCCAAAGCTTGGTACAGTGGCTGGGGGAGGTAGAGAAGTTGGTGCAAGACTTAGAAAATCTTTCTTCGATAATCTACCATCATTCAAAACTCTTAAAGATAGGGTTGGAAGAGCAGCTAAAAAAGGACACATAAAAGGTATCGACGGTAGAAAATTAATAGTACGATCTGAACACGCCGCACTGAACACCTTACTGCAAAGTGCTGGTGCGATAGTTATGAAAAAAGCTTTGATTATTTTTGAAGAAAAAATAAAAGATATTGATGCTCATGTCGTAGCTAATGTACACGATGAATGGCAGGTTGAGACTGAAGAAATGAGCGCCGACACTGTAGGCAACTTAGGTGTTGAAGCAATACGAGAGGCTGGTCTAGCTTTAAAATTAAAATGTCCCTTAGATGGAGAATACAATGTCGGAAACAACTGGGCAGAAACACATTAATATTAATCCTAATACTGGCAAGCCTATGTACTACAAGGATAATCCTGAAGCTGTGAAAGCTAGAGATGCCCGTAGAATGTGGGTAAATGGTAAGGAAATTTCTAAGTTCCATCCACTGCACAAGCCCGGACGGTATAAGACTTTAGGGGATGCTGCTTTCAGCGCCTTGGGAGCCTATGAAACAATGAAGGAGGGCCAAGTGTACATCATAACTAACCCTGCCTTTCCCGGCTGGTGTAAAATAGGAATGGCTGTTGACGCAGAAGATAGGCTCAAGCAGTATCAGACTAGCTCTCCGTACAGGGACTATGAGTTGATTAAGGCATATAATACTGATGATCGACGCACCGCTGAAAAGAATGCCCACGATATTTTATCTCAGTCACATCAACGTAGGGGCGAGTGGTTCTACATTCAGCACCCTGCCGCTACTAAAATTTTAGATAAATTATTTCCCAACGGAGTGCAATTTGAACTCTTCTAAAAACTTAGATACTTTAATTGAAGATATTTACACTAAAATTGAAACATTGTCTAAAGGAGAAGATATACAAATATCTCCTGAACTTGTAGATGAGTTTGGTGAGAGTATGAAGGATGCTTTACTACACTGGGCTACACCTAGAACACAAACCAAAGGCTTGCGTATGAGTAATATAGGTAAACCTGCTAGGCAGTTGTGGTATGATATGCGTAGCAAACAGACACAAGCTAATCACTCAGCTTCTACTCAAATAAAATTTTTATACGGTCATATTTTAGAAGAGCTTCTTATTCTTTTAGTGCGTATGTCTGGGCATACAGTTACTGATGAACAAAAAGAAGTTGTTGTTGAAGGCATTACGGGGCATATGGACTGTAAGATAGATGGGGAAGTTGTTGATATAAAAACTGCTTCTGGTTTTGCATTTAAAAAGTTTGCAGAGGGCACACTAGCAGAGCAAGATGACTTTGGTTACATGGCTCAGTTGGCTGGGTATGAGGCACATGAAGGCACAGATGCGGGTGGTTTTCTTGTGATCAACAAAGAAAATGGAGAGTTGTGTTTATTTCGTCCCGATGATATGGACAAGCCTACTATAAAAAGTAAAATAAAAAATATAAAGAAAGCAGTTAAGCTTGACACTCCCCCTGAAAAGTGTTATAATCCTATACCCGAAGGCGTGAAAGGTAATGAAAAGCTTAGTAGGCAGTGCGTCTTTTGCCCACATAAGTATGACTGCTGGGAAGATAGTAATAAAGGTAAAGGTTTGAGAGTATTTAAATATTCTAAAGGTCTGTCATACTTTACCAAAGTTGTTTCTGCACCTAGAGTAGAGGAGATTCCACTTTGAATAGTAAAACAATGAAGCGTGTTAGATCTAAAAGTCTTGAAATACTTTGTAGTTGGCTACATACCCTTGTGACTGACGAAGAAAAAGTAAAAATAAATATAAAAAATGTAGATCAGTTCTTGGCACAGCAAGAATATATTTATAAAAATAAAACTTTGTACCTTAGTATTTACACAAAGAAATGGGTAGTCGTTGTCCTTAAAAAGATGATTAAGGACGGCTATACTATAGATGCTATTGACTATGATATTTTTAATAACAATTATAAGAAGTATATTTATGGCGCGAGTTAAATCTGGCGCACGTAAAAGAAGAGTGCCCCGCCCTCCAAAGCTCCTTGTCCCTAACGGTAACAAATATGATTCTATTTGGGAAGCCGTTCTTCACGAATCAATTTTAAAAGATTGGGAACATCATACAGATCTAGTGCCTTATATTATTGAGCATAAGTATGAGCCTGACTTTGTTAGAAAAATAGGCAGAAAGAAAATTCTTCTTGAATCTAAGGGCAGGTTCTGGGACTTTGCAGAGTACAACAAGTATGTGTGGGTAAAAAAGATCTTACCTAAAAACACTGAACTAGTATTCTTGTTCGCTAATCCAGCAGCCCCTATGCCGGGAGCTAAACGCCGTAAGGACGGAACAAAAAGATCTCATGCTGAGTGGGCAGAAGTAAATGGATTTAGGTGGTTTAGTGAGGACACAATACCTGATAGTTGGATAGACAAAAAAGCTAGAGAAACTGAAGAGTATAAAAAACGTAACGATAAACTAAAAGTGGAGATGCCGTGAAAAGTATTGATGATGCGACACCAGAAGAGTGGAATGCACTTAGGAAAAAACCTGCTACACCCGTAGCTGATACGTGGAATAATATTTATAAAGATGACAATGAGCCTAATGACCATCCTGTCTTTGGTGAAAACATACCTGATAACAGCACTAAGTTTGATACTGTAAACAGACCAGAGCATTACAACAGCGGTGGTATGGAGTGTATAGATGCTATTAAAGGTATGCTTACCCACGATGAATACATTGGTTACTTACGAGGCAACGCACTTAAATATAACTGGCGTTGTCGCTACAAAGGTAAGCCCATAGAAGACTTACGTAAGGCGCGTTGGTATGAAGAGCGTCTTATATCATATATGCTGGAGCATCCTAGTGAGCACCTACGATAGAAAAGCTGAAAGAGTTGCTAGGTTTAATAAGAAAAAACAATCTAAAAATAAAGCTAGAACTAAAGGTTACCGCAAAAATCAGTTGACGGAAAAGGATGATGAGTATGATCTCAAAAATTGGAAAACAGAATTATCTAGGGATACAGATTGACTATGATCTTGATAGTACTTTAAATATTTTTTCACTAGAAACATTAAAAGATAGATACTTTTGGGAGGACGAAACCCATGCTCAAGAGGCTTTTGCTAGGGCTTCAGTATATGGCGCTACGTTTCAAGGACATACTGACTACAATCTTGCACAGCGACTTTACGACTACGCAAGCAAGGGCTGGTTCGGTTTTAGCACTCCTATACTTAGTAACGGGGGAACCACTCGCGGCTTACCTATTAGCTGCTTTCTCAATTATGTTCCTGATTCAAGGGGTGGTCTTTCTGATCATCATGACGAGAATATATGGCTGGCGAGTGGAGGTGGAGGCTTGGGTGGATATTGGGGTGATGTTAGAAGTAATGGTGTTTCAACTTCTAACGGTAGTCAGTCTACTGGTAGCATTCCATTCATGCATGTAGTTGACAGTCAGATGTTGGCTTACAATCAAGGCGTAACAAGAAGAGGTTCCTATGCAGCGTATATGGATATTAGCCATCCAGAAATTGAAGAGTTTATCGCCATGCGTAAAACCACTGGCGGTGATCTTAACCGTAAGTGCCTTAATCTTCACAATGGCGTTACCATTTCTGATCAATTCTTGCAGTGTGTACGTGATGATGGTAGCTGGAGGCTCATCGACCCCAAGTCTCTACTGGCAACCAAAACTGTTTCCGCAAGAGATTTGTGGTGGCAGTTAATACACACCAGAGCAGAGACGGGTGAGCCATACATTGTTAATCTAGATCGCTGTAATGAAACCCTACCTCAGTCTCAAAAAGATAAAGGTTTAAAAATAATTCAGAGTAACTTATGCTCTGAGATAACGCTCCCTACAAGTGAAGAACGCACGGCAGTGTGTTGCTTATCTAGCGTTAATTTAGAATACTTTGATGATTGGAAGGATGATGATTTATTTATTGGCGATTTAATTACTATGCTGGACAACATTCTTGAACACTTTATAAATAATGTTACAGATGGAAACCATGTTTGGCAAATCAGTAATAGTTTAGAGGAGTTTATGAACAATGTTAAAAGGGGAAAAGAGTTTGAGGGAAAAAGAAAGGCCGCTTATAGCGCATATAGAGAACGTGCGATTGGTCTTGGAGCGATGGGTTTTCATAGTTACCTTCAACGTAATGGAATCCCTTTTGAAGGAATGTACGCCGCCAGCTTCAACAATAGAGCGTTTAAACTCATCAAAGAGAGATCTCAAATGGCTTCCAGCAGTTTGGCTAGAGAGCGTGGGGAGGCTCCTGACATGGCTAATAGTGGCTATCGTAATTCCCACCTGCTTGCTATTGCCCCTAATGCTAGTTCTAGTATTATATGTGGTGGAACAAGCCCTTCTATTGAGCCTACGAGGGCTAATGTATTTACGCACAAAACTCTTACGGGATCATATAAAGTAAAGAACAAATATTTGGAGAAGTTACTTGAGAAAAA